GAAAACCCTGGAAGAATTGCAGCAAATTAGTGTCCAGGAATACCAGGGCTGGATCGCTTATTTAGAAATCTTGGAAGATAGAAGGAAGCATGGCAAATAAAAAAGTAAAGATTGAATTAACAGCTGTTAATAAAACAAAAGCTGCTTTTAGCAAAGTAACTTCTGGTTTAAAAACTGTTGGCGGAGCTGCTGGATCAGCGGCTAAAGGTATTGCTGGTGTAGGCTTGGCCGCAGCTGCAACAGCCACCGCACTTGCGGTCATAATTAATAAATCTTTTGAATACATTGATACGCTTGATAAAACTTCCAGAAGAACTGGAATTGCTACAGATACATTGCAAGCATTTCAATTGGCTGCAATTGAATCTGGATCCTCTGTTGAGCAAGCACAAAAAGGCTTAGAAAAATTTAGTAGATCTATTGGTGATGCTGCAAGTGGCTTAAAAACCCAGGCTGATATTTTTAAAGATCTTGGTATTTCTCTTAGAGATTCACTTGGCCAGATGAGGGATCCAACACAGATATTATTTGAAGTTGCCGAAGGCCTTAAAAATTTAGGATCTGAGGCAGAAAGATCCAGGGTGCTGGCCAATTTGTTTGGGCGAGCTGGAATGCAAATGAGTGAAGTTTTCAGAGATGGTGCTGAGGGCTTAGAAAGATTTAATGAGCGAGCGAGACAGCTTGGAATAATTTTGCCAGATCAAGTTATTAAAAATGTTGCTAAATTTAATGACCAATTTTCAGTTTTAAAATTACAGGTTAAAGCTGTTGGCAACAATATCAGCGGTGCATTAGTGCCAGCATTCTCATTAATTGTTGGTGAGTTAACTAATATGCTTACAGCCACAAATGAGGCTGAAGATGGGTTTGATACTTTAGGCAAAAATATAGCTATTAGCATTATGCAAGGCGTTAAGTTTGGAGTTTTGGCTGTACAGGAAATGTTTAAAGAGATTGAGCATCAATTTTTAACTTTTGCAGCAAGTAACATTGGTGAGTTTTTATTTGATTTTGATTTAGATCCAATACAACAAATGCAAGTTGAATTAATTAACGCTGAAAGGCAAGTTGCTAAAATACAAAAGAAATTAGATTTAAATTTACAGCCTCTTGGAATGTTTCCAACAAAACAAACAACAGATGATGATCTTGCAAGGGCAGAAGAAGCTGCAACAAAAATTAGAACAATACTTGGTGGGATGATACCAACAGAAGAAAACTCTGTGTTAACTTTTTTAGATGACATGATTGCAGCAGTAAAATCTGGTGGCGATGACTGGGAAACTTTAGGAGTAAAAGGCCTCAACTCAATAAGCAATTTGTTAAATCCACTTGAAGCATTTGATAATAAATTAAAAGAAGTTAATAAATCTGTTGGAACTGCAATTGTCTCATCAATGAAAAAGTTTGAAGATACGATTATGTCAGGCCTTAAAAACGGCAAATTTGCCTTTGAAGATTTTGCCTCTTTTGTTGTTGAGCAACTACTAAGAATTGCAATACAGCAAATGATTATTGCACCTATGACATCAAGCCTTTCTGCAATGTTGCCAGGCTTTGATGGCGGTGGATATACAGGCATGGGATCCAGGGCAGGGGGCGTAGATGGCAAGGGAGGCTTCCCAGCAATACTGCATCCAAATGAAACTGTAGTGGATCACACTAAAGGCCAAGGCACTGGCGGTGGTGCAAACATAACTTTCAACATCCAGGCTAACGATGCAGCTGGGTTCGACCAATTACTAAACAGCAGGAAGCAAATGATTACTGCAATGATAAATAACGCCATGAATAATCGTGGCAAAATGGGAGTAGTGTAATGAGTGGATTGTTTCCAACAACGCCTAAATTTAGGGCTATAAACTTCCAGGACAACAGGCCAGTTTTAGTTAATCAAACTTTATCTGGTAAAAAATCAGCCAGGCAAATTGGCGGCCAGTATTTTTCATTTACTGTGCAAATGCCAGCCATGGCTCAAGAGAATGGCCAGAAGATCTTTGCCTTTTTACAAAAACAAAAAGGAGCCTTTGAAAACTTCACAATCCAATACCCATTAACAAACTTAGGATCCGATAAAGCTCAAACAGATATAGCCTCAGTTGGTGTGCAAGCAGCCCAGGATGCAACTATTGCCATGGATGGATTCACAGCTTCAACAGCTGGCGTTCTTAAAGCTGGAGACATGATTAAGTTTGCCAATCATACAAAGGTTTACATGGTGCAAGATGATGTAACTTCAAATGGATCTGGGGCGGCCACAGTATCTATATCTCCCAACCTGGTTGCAGGGTTAGCTGATAATGAGGCTGTAACAGTCAACCAGCCTTCGCTCACAGTCTATTTATCAACTGGTGAGGTAATGTATTCAACAGATCCTTCTGGCTTTTTTAGCATCGCATTTGATGTTAGGGAGCTTATAGCTTAATGCCCAGAACTCTTAGCTCCGCAATACAAACTCAAGTATCAGCTCAACAAACAAATATTTGTTTCCTGGTTGAATTTGCTCTATCAACAACTGTGAGAGCAACGGATTTTTATACTGATTTAGTCTTTAACAGCAACAGCTATTCGGCTGGCGGATCCTTTTTACAAATAAACCAAACTCAAGAAACTGGTGAATTAAAAGTAGATGAGATTTCAGTTATATGCAGCAATGTAACCAATGAAATTAGATCCCTGGTTAGCTCTGGAAACTACATGGATAAAAAGGTAACAGTAGATCTAGGCTTTTTAGATGAAAATGAATCTCTGGTTGGAGCAATCAATTTCTTTACTGGCAACATAAGATCTGTGGCAATTTCTGAAACAGGAGATAGCACAGATATAAATTTGGTTGTGGCTAATCATTGGAGTAATTGGAACCTCACAAAAGGCCGCCATTTTTCAGACGAATCGCAGCAAGGATTTAGCAGCGGAGACAAGGGTTTTGAATACGCCACCGAAACAAAAGATGATATTAGGTGGGGCAGTTGAAACTAAAGAACCTAAGAGATCATTTTAGAAAACCTAGATTTTTAAGAGAGCAGGGTACAGGTTTTGGAGCTGGGCCAGCTCCTGTGCCTACAACGGGCAACCCTTATGTTGATTTTTTTGTTGCTGTAGGTTCATGGCTTGCAACTGCAAAAGCTGCCCAGGTTATTTGGACAGCTTTTCAAATTTTAACTGTAGCTGTTGGAATTAAAAACTTTAGAACCGCCCAGGACTTATTAAGTAAAGGCCAGGACATATTAGCAACCAAAGTTGCAGCTGGCGGCAAGGTTCCAATTATTTATGGAACCAGGCGTGTAGGATCTCAGTTAATCTTTTTAGATACAGCGGATAATAGATCCAAGGATCTCTTTTGTGTTTATGCATTAAGTGTGGGTGAAGTAGATCACATAGATTTAAACACTCTTGAGTTAAATGGCGTAAGCATTTCAGATACAAAAGTTTTTAGAGATGGATTCTATTTAGGCAGCGATAAAATTAGCTCTGGAGCTGGCAGCTTAAATACAGCCACGCAGGTTGGAAACATTAATCAAACTTCTCCTGGTGGATTAAGTGGAACAGATCCTACTAAAAGATATAGGTTTGTTGCTAATGCACATCATGGGGCAACAAGCCAAACTGTAGATCCAATGTTAAATGCTTCTATAGCAACCAAATGGACTGCCGCACATAAATTAAACGGCATAGCCTACATTGCATTTTCAGCTGAGTTTGATTCAAAGGCCATGTTCAAAGGCCTCCCGCAACTAACAGTGGTTGTTAGAGGCAAGAAAGTTTATGATCCGAGAGAAAGCGGCCAAACCTTTGGAACGCCCAGCACTTATGCTTATTCAGATAATCCAGCTTTATGCTTTTTGGACTACATTTCAAACGCTGAATATGGAAAGGGCTTAACAGCATCTGAATTAAATTTATCTACCTTTGGAACAGCAGCCACTGTTTGCGATACTTTGGTAGATACTCCAGATTTTAATGGCACCGCACAATCAGTAACTTTTAGCGGCCTTAGTGGCTCCAATTTAGTAACTGTGCAAGAAAATATATGGAAATTTATTTCATCTGGAGATTATGCAACTTTAACAAACTCAGTGGGTGCGGAAGTTTTTGGCAATGTTCCAGTTGATGCTACATCAAGAGAGCAGCCCTATGATTCCACCCAAAGCAATAATATTTATTTTAGTCAAAATTTATCAGCAGCTTATGCAAGCGATGTTGGAACTATATTAATTAAAAATAAAAGATTTCAATGCCATGGTGTAATTGATGCAAATAGAACTGTAATGGAAAACTCACAATCATTGCTGGCTTCAATGCGAGGCATATTTAATTATGTAGATGGCAAATATGAGCTGCAAGTTGAGGATGCTGGATCCTCAACATTTTCAGTAAATGATAACCATATTATTTCCCAGGGCGGCATCAATGTTTCTTATGGATCTAAAGATAATCGTTATAACAAAGTGGTTGTTAATTTCTTTAATGCAAGAAAAGGCTATGAAGCAGACACTGTAACTGTTTTGCATACTCCAAGTGTTAGCGGCCAAAGCTACACCTACGATGATGGCGGTGAAGAATTAGAGATTAAAATTGATTGTGAATATGTCAGCTCTCCTTATGTTGCTTTTAACATGGGCAAGGCTTTATTGGTTAGATCCAGATACCAAACTCAAGTCTCGTTCCAAGCAACAACAGAATTATATAAATGCAATGTAGGGGATATTATTGATATAACTTATGCACCTTTAGATCTAAGCTCAACTTTATACAGGATTGAAACGATAGATCTAATGCCAGACGGCCTTT